GAACGAGGATCTCCGTAAATGGTTCAAAGACAAATGGGTGCGTTTTGGTCCCAAAGGCAAGATCAGAGGTGCCTGCGGTGGCAAGAGCAAAGGCGAGGGCAAACCCAAGTGTTTACCAAGATCAAAGGCCTATGCACTGGGCAAGAAAGGTCGTGCAAGTGCGGCCGCTAGAAAAAGAAGAAAAGATCCCAATCCGGACAGACGTGGTAAAGCCAAGAACGTTGCCACCAAAAAGAAAAAATAATTGACTCTGCTCACAAACTGTTATATAGTATACACTAACAAGGAGAAAATATGGCAGTAAGAAACTTCAATGAAGCAGAAAAACAAAAATTAATCCAGATCATTTCACAGGGTTCGCAGGTATTGGGCGAAGTGGATGACCTTAGATCAGGTTTGAGAGACACAGTGAAAGCAATAGCAGAAGAACTGGAACTGAAACCTGGACTTATCAACAAAGCAATATCAGTGGCACACAAAGGCAACTATCAAAACATTGCCGATGAAATGGACACACTGGAAAGCATACTGAACTCAGCCGGCAAACTGTAATGTTTGACAAAGTCAGAGCATTCTGGCTTCGCAGTTATCAATCAGACAAACAAGCATTCTATTTTGAACTTGTTAGTTTTGTGTTCACAGTGGGAGCCAGCCTAACACTTGCCATAACAGCAGTGGATCCAGATATGAGATATATCTATCCTGCATTCTTTGTGGGTGCTACCACACAATGCTATGCCAGTTACAGACGCGGTGCGGCCTGGGTGATGATATTGACAGGTTGGTTCACCTGTGTTAATATATTTGGATACGGTGTTGCAATGGGATGGTGGTAGATGAGTTACATAGACGCATTATATAAAAAAGACGAAGACAAGATTTATGTTGTGGAACGTGATCCCAAAAAGGGTCGTGTGTTTGTTGAGTATGATGCCAGATATGTGTTCTACTATCCAGATGCCAGAGGCAAACACAGATCAATTACAGGCGAACCTTTACAAAAAGTTCAGTGCGCCACACAGAAAGAATTCATCAAAGAGCAACGTATAAGATCAAACAAACCTCTTTATGAACAGGATATCAATCCAGTGTTCAGATGTTTGGAAGAGAATTATCTCGGTAAGGAAACTCCAAAACTGAACGTGCTGTTTTTTGATATTGAAGTGGACTTTGATCCCGACAGGGGTTATTCCACAACAGATGATCCGTTCATGCCAATTACTGCCATCAGTTGTTATATGGGATGGACGGATCAATTGGTTACTTTTGCTGTGCCACCAAAAACACTGAGTATGAAAGAAGCAGAAATACTCACACAGCGATTTGACAACACAGTTTTGTTTGAAAAAGAAAAAGATATGCTGGACGCATTCTTACAACTGGTTGAGGATGCAGACATCATATCAGGTTGGAACTCAGAGGGATACGACATACCATACACAGTGGGTAGGATACAGAAGGTGTTGAGTGGAGATGACACAAGACGTCTGTGCTTTTGGGGTGAAAAGCCAAAGAAAAGAATGTTTGAAAAATACGGTCGAGAGCAGATCAGTTACGACTTGATTGGTCGTGTGCATTTGGACTTGCTTGAACTTTACAGAAAATACACATATGAGGAAAGACACAGTTTCAGACTGGATGCCATAGGCGAACACGAGTTGGGCGAGAAGAAAACTGTTTATGAAGGATCGCTAGACAATTTATACAAGAACGATTTTGGATTGTTCATAGAATACAACAGGCAGGACACAAACCTACTGGCCAAACTGGAAAAGAAATTGAAGTTCATAGAACTGGCCAACGAGATCGCACATCAGAACACAGTGCTACTACAGACCACAATGGGTGCAGTGGCAGTGACAGAACAGGCCATCGTCAACGAAGCACACAGGCGTGGTATGATAGTGCCAGGTAGGAAATACAGAGACAAAGATGCTGAACCAGTCACGGCGGCAGGTGCGTATGTGGCCACTCCCAAGAAAGGCCTACACGACTGGATAGGAAGCATTGACATCAACTCTCTGTATCCAAGTGTGATCCGTGCCCTTAATATGGGTCCAGAGACCATAGTGGGACAGGTGCGTCCTGTGATCACGTCAGCAGAGATCAACAGAGCCAAACACGCCAAAAAATCATTTGCACAGGCCTGGGATAATCAGTTTGGCAGTTGGGAATATCAGGCAGTGATGAACAAGGAACGAGGCACAGAACTGATCGTGGATTGGTCAGACGGCACCAGTGTGCGTATGAGTGCGGCACAGTTGTATGACGTGGTGTTTGACGGCAACAACAAATGGATGTTGAGTGCCAACGGTACAATATTCACTTATGAATTTGAAGCAATCATCCCGGGCCTACTGAAACGTTGGTATGCGGAACGTAAAGAAATGCAAAAGAAAATGTATGACGCTGGAGACAACAACATAGAGCGAGAGTATTGGGACAAGAGACAACTTGTGAAAAAAATTAACCTGAACAGTTTGTATGGTGCCATATTGAATCCAGGTTGTAGATTTTTTGATATGCGTATTGGACAGAGTGTGACACTCACAGGCAGATGCATCACCAAACATATGGCCAGCAAAGTGAACGAGATCGTTGCGGGCAGTTATGATCACGTGGGCGAGAGTGTGATATACGGTGACACAGATTCTGTGTATTTTTCCGCACACAAAACCTTGGCACGTGAAATTGATTCTGGACAGATACCCTGGAGCAAAGAAAGTGTTGTGGGACTGTATGACAAGATAGCAGATGAAGTTAACACATCTTTCGCAGGATTTATGAACAAAGCATTCCATTGCCCAACCACACGTGGCAGTGTGATCAAAGCAGGCAGAGAACTGGTAGCAATCAAGGGATTGTTTATAACAAAGAAAAGATATGCTGTGCTGTATTACGACAAGGAAGGCGAGCGTGTGGACACAGCAGGCAAGGAAGGCAAAGTGAAGGCAATGGGTCTTGATCTCAAAAGGTCAGACACGCCAGTATTTGTACAAGATTTTTTAAGTGACGTGCTGTATCAGGTGCTGACAGGTGCCACGGAAGAACAGGTGTTGCAGTCAATCACGGACTTCAGAGCAGAATTCAAAGCAAGGCCAGGATGGGAAAAAGGGTCACCCAAGAGAGCCAACAATATGACCAAATACACAGAAGAAGAGAAAAAGAAAGGCAAGGCCAATATGCCAGGTCACGTGAGGGCCAGCATGAATTGGAACAACTGCAAAACAATGTATGATGACAAATATTCACTGCCTATCACGGATGGTGCCAAAGTGATTGTGTGCAAACTCAAAAACAATCCGCTTAACTACACATCCATCGCATATCCTGTGGATGAACTGCGTATTCCAGACTGGTTCAAAGAGTTGCCGTTTGACGCAGACGCAATGGAACAGACCATCTTGGATCAAAAACTGGACAACTTGATTGGAGTGCTGGATTGGGACATACAATCCACCGAAACCAACAACACATTTAACAAACTGTTTGAATTTTAGTATGCTGAGTATAGAAGAAATAAAACTGTTGATAGAAAAACTGCAAAAACTGGAAAGAAAAGATTTTGACAAATTGATCAGTGATCACCTACAGGCGTTGCGAGATCTTGCCACCACAGTGGATGCCTACAACAGTGAACAGATCAACAGATTAGACAAAACACTGGAATGGTTCAATCACGATCGCAAACACAAATTGGAGCAACCTTTCGTGGATCAAATGTTGGAACAGCAGGTGAGAGCAAAGATTTTCCAATTTGGCAAAACAAATCAATACAACAGTTTGGAAATAGGTCCCGGCAATGGAATGTTTTCCAAAGATTTTAGAGCCTGGGGAAATAATTACTTTTTGGATATAACAAACGGAGTTGAAATACCGATCAGGCGTATGTTTCCCAGACTGCATCAAAAATATCTGACATTCTACAAAACACGACGTCACGAGTGTGCCAACATACCACAAGGCAGTTGTAATTTTGTGTTCAGTTGGGACACCTTTGTGTTCTTCACACAGAATCACATACAGCATTATCTACACGACATCAAAAGGGTAATGATACCAGGAGCATATGGATTCATACATTATGCTGATTGCCATTATGATCAGGACCTACAATTGGCCAAACGTGGTTATTGGAACTACAATACCAAGACAGCAATGGAACAGATGATCAAGGACGAAGGATATGAAATAGTGGAAATGAACAGTTTCAGGCCCACTGCCAATTATGCCATTTTCCGTAAGCCTGGTAAACAAAATCCTGTTGTGTATAAAGTTTTTGATTTAACACTTGATTAAAATCTAAATACATCGTATAATAAAAACATTATGATAGATATCTTGAGAGACATAGTCAAACACACGCACGGTTTGGGATTTTTGGATCTTGTGAAAATCACTGGAACCAGTGATGAAACCACTATTGATTCAATGGCTGAAGACAGATCAGTTATCTTGCAAGGATCTTTTCACAAAGCACAGACAGAAATGGACGGAACATTTGGTATGCCACAACTGGGCAAACTGGATATTCACTTGAAGTGTCCAGAGTATAAGGAAAAGGCAAACATAACTGTATTGAAGGGCGAACGTAATGGTGCCCAAGTTCCCACAGGAATCCATTTTGAGAACGAAAAGGGTGACTTCAAGAACGATTACAGATTTATGAATGCTGAGATCATCAACGAGAAACTCAAGACAGTCAAATTCAAGGGTGTCAAGTGGGACGTTGAGATTGAACCAACTGTGGCCAGTGTGCAAAGATTCAACTTTCAATCTGTGGCAAACACAGAACACAATTCATTTGTGGTACGTACAGAAGATGGAAACTTGATTTTCACTTTTGGTGATGCGGCATCACACGGTGGTGAATTTGTATTTGCGTCAGACGTGAAAGGAACTCTAAACAAAGGTTGGAGTTGGCCTGTTGCACAGGTATTGCAGATATTGAAACTGTCAGACTCAGCAAAGGTCACATTACACTTCTCTAACGAGGGTGCGATGATGGTCACTGTTGATTCAGGTTTAGGCTCGTATCAATATATAATTCCAGCACAGGCGCAGTAATGACAGAAAAAAATAGTAAGCAGGAACATTTGGGAAAACTCAGCAGAGATTTTGCAGTGTTCTTGCCTGCTATTTCAAATTTCTACAACACATTTGTTTCAAAACAGAGAGTCACAGAAGGCAAACACATTCCAGCGGAAAGGATTCCAGCAGGATTTGACAGAGGCGTTGAAGGATTAAATTTTATTAATCCAGACGAAGGATACTTCACATATCCCACAGCACTGTACTCGGCAGGACACGCCTGTTTGGACGTGGAAAAAGCACCTGACAGAGACAGTATGTGTGTGAACAGAGACAGAAAGTTCAGCACCATAGTGGGCGACTCAGGTGGATATCAATTGGGCCA